CCTGCTATTGTTTGACGAGCTTTGTGCTCATCTTTATGATAGTAAGTAATCAAATCAATAACTGCTAGTTTTAAATCCTCTGGGCATGAAGCATATCCAGCATTATAAACTACTTTTACAGCACCTGGACCGTTGGGCCAGTTTTTTGCCCTACCGTTTGAGTTTACTCTATAAATACTATCGGTAGTATTATCTACATAATAGTCTTCGTTAATTACGAGAGTAGTATAGCTATCTGATAAGTTTTCTCTTTCTTGAACACTATGCACTGATGTTACGGGGCTTTCTGTAAGTTGTACAATATTCGAAGCCCAGTTAATACTAAGAGTTTCAGTTTTTCTACTGTCATCTGCGTAGAAATCTACAATACTATTTCCACAATAAGTTTTTACTAATTGACTCACGGAAACTAGTAAAGCTGACAGACGAATATCATCAGAAGTTTTCTGAATATTCTCTGAGTCTTTATATTCTGCAAGTGTTATTAAATTTGCCATAATTCTATAAGTCCATTAGTAAAAACTTGGGGGAGGCGAACCTCCCCGAAGTTTAAAAGTAAAAGTATTACTATTAACCACCTGATGCTGCTGGGTAACGAATAATCGAAGCAGAAGCATTATCTGCAACCAATCGGTCGAAACCAACTGACTGACTAGCAACAAGGTTAGTCTTCTGATTAACAACAGAGTACTCAGTCTCGAAGTTTACACCACCAAGACGTGGACGTACAAAGTTAGCAGTATTAACCATCATACCTGCAACATTCAATGATTCAGCAGTAGGCATAAGGTCAGAAACTACAACCTTAATACCGAAGATACTACCAACTTCACCAGTTAGTTTAGTAGCTAGATCGCTACCAATTTCTGAGATGTCAGTAAATCCAGTTGTATGAATGAGTGAGTAATAAACGTCTGGAGCAACAATGATAGCTAGATCATTAGTGTTCTGTCCATAAGCACCTAAGTTAGAGCGTAAGCCTGCTAACTGAGCCGGAGTAGGACGACGCTCTGTTGCTGCACCCACAAGACCAGTGGTCTCGGTACCTGTAGCAAAACCATTTGCTAGATTGGCAACAGTTTGAGTATTCTCTTTACCAATTAGACCTTTAATACCACTAGCAGGGTCTGTAGAGCCATGACCAAGAAGAATAGCTTTATCGATTGCTACAGCGTGAGCTTTTGCAAGCTGCTTAGTAAGCTGTGGCAATAGTGATACAACTAATTGCTCATCTAGGTCATTGCTTAGAGAAGTACCTGCGATTAGACGATAGGCTGAAACAGTAACGTCGTCGAAAGAGTAACCGTCTGATCCAGTACCTGTGTCAGTCAATGAAGTAGTATCAGTGAAACCGCCCGTATTGAAAACAGCCGCTGCAGGCTTTTTAGAAATAGGAAGTACAGTTTTACCTGAACTTACAGCTAGTTCGTCAAAAAGATCGCCTAGTTGGCTTGCATAAGATACTTCGTCAACAAAGGTATTAGAAATAATAGTGTTTAAGCCAGAAGCTGCCTCTGCAACGTCAACGCCTGCTTTTTCGATAACGCCACGACCATAGGCAGTGTCGAAACCTTTATTAGTAATAGCACCTAAAAGTTTAGCATTTAGGAACTCTTTACCAAACGAACTTAGGTCACCTGATGATTTACGATCAGCAAAAGTTTTTTTGCTGTTTTGCATAGCTTCGATTTCAGCTTTCTTCTCTGTAAGTTCAGTACGGAAAGTTTCCATAACTTCTTGTAGAGAAGCGTCTTTTTCAGACATTTTAGCGTCAACGTCTGCCATAAGTTTTTCAACACCTGATTCAACACCAGAGTTTACTACGCTTTTAATTGATTCTGCTTCTAAAGCTTTCGCTTCGTCTGCTTCTTGAGCTGCTTTAGCTTGTGCTTCTTCAGCTGCTTTTTGCTCGGCTTGCTTCATAGCAATCTTAGCAGCAGTATCTTCTGCTACTTGTTTTGCGAAAGCTTCCAAGTCGATGTCTTTATTATCCATCTTGATCTCCTGATCTGCGGATATATCATCCGCGCTTTTCGGTGTGTGGTCACTAGCTATATTTGAAGAAGTATCTTCGTCCTTAGCCAGAGACTGACCGGCTAGATCTACACGATTTGTGAAAGTTTTTTTGAATTCATTGTACTCTTCATCAGAGTCAAATGACTTCGCGAGCGAAAAAGTAGCTGATTGATTGCATGGTACAGATACTACCGATACCTCAAACAGCTCAGCGTCCTTAATCATTAGTCCATCGGTTTCCTTTAAATAATCAGCGTCCTTGACTCGAAAACCAACAGAAAAGGCTCCAAGAACACCGTCTTTAACAAGTTGTGCAACATTAGCAGGCGCCGCCTTACTAATCTTACATTCTAACTCTAGTCCATCTGGTCCGGCTTTCAGACCTGTGGCTCTACCAATTGGCTTATCATAATCGTGATTAAATAAGATAATTGGATTTTTTTCAAAATTTGCAAGTCCACCCTTTGTCCAAGCTTCAGCAGATATCGAGTCACCCGCGCGATCAAAATCAGCAGTGCTTGCCATACCACGAATCATCACAGAACCATCATCGGTTTCGTGAGATTTGAAAGTAGACGTTAAATTAAATAGTTTATTCATAACTATTTTCCTTTCTTAACTGCTGGTTTCGCAGCAGGCTTAGCCGCAGCTTTTGGCTTTGGTGTAGCTTTTGGCTTTGGTGTAGCTTTTTTAGATCTATATAAACCCATTAGATCTGGGAATTCTCGATCAAGTACACTAATCATGTTGTTCCAATGATTAAAGATTTTTCTAAAATCAGTCATATTATTACAAGAAGGGATGTCATGTTCCAAAAAATCGGCTTCATTAGAAATCTTTTCTATGCCGTGTTCTGCTAATAACATTGCAACTTGTTCATGAACTACTCTTCGTCTGGTGGGTGTAATCATTATTCTTCCTCGTTTTCTACAGGCCTTCCGCCTTCATCTGGGTTAGCCGCTGAACCTGCAATATTCGCAGGTACTCTTATATCCTCAGCCTCTTCTCTAGCGTCATATCCTAGAGCTTCTCGAGCTTCATTGGGGCTGATAATTCCTCCGTTTACCAAAGAAGAGTAATAAGATGCCGCATCTCTCAACTCTGGTTGAAGTGCGGGAATGTCTGTAATATCTTCTTTAATACCAAAACCAAAGTATCTTTCTACAGAGTGATTTAGTTTTTGTATTATAGGTAAAACTGTTTCTAAGTAATACAATCTCATATTTGGACGAATATTTGCATTGTTTCCTGAGTCCAATAAGATAGGTGGTATACCTAGAGCTTTTAAAATAATTTTTTCGTTTTCTAAGATAGAGTTTTGGAAGTCAAGATCTTTAAAGTTTGCATCTGTAAGAGAATCTACTTCTAAACCTCCGTCTAGTATAAGAGGTCTGCGACCTCCTGTATCTGGACGATAACGTGTCTGCCACGATACCATCATACGTTCTTTAATTTTTTCTGAAAGAGTATTCGGAGACTTTAGTACTAGTCCTGGAACCGCCCCATTCTTAAAAAAGTTATCCTGAAAATTACGCATCTGATAGATAAGTTTCATCGTGCGAACTGCAGGTTTTAGTCGAGAAACTCCTCTGTATATTGAGTAAAAAGAATTCTCTTTTACATGAATAATCTCGTTAGGAGCATACTCTATGTCTTGATAAGTATATTTTTCAATAAATGTTTGCTTGTCTGCATGAACCGTAACTTTATCTGCTGGCAGATGGTACATATGAGCACCGTCAAAATATATAAAAATATTTCCATCTAGTAGATAATCTGTAATAAGATTTCTTCTAAACGAGCTAACATCTTGATAAGGATTTGGTTGATGATTAAGTAAGTTTTCAACTCTTGCTCTTTTTACACCTTTTACAACCCCATCATTTTTGTATTCTCTTTGAACAATCGTAGGTATTGCAGCAACGTCATCTACAAGCATATTGACGCCACGATTTACAATTTCTAAACGCTCATAGTATTGCTCAAAGCTAAATACTGGCTCTCTCGAAGACTCCTTTTCATTCCCAATATATTGTTGGGCAGGATTCAACTTCTCTTCGACAGGTGTTTTACTAAAAGGATTATACCAAGCCATGTTTTTCTCTTTGAATCTGTACCCAGCGCATTTGTTTCTTTGCAGTTGCTAGCGCAGGATCTTTACCGTAAATTGAATGAAGTTTTAAATGATGAGCATGACACAAAGTAGCTGTGTGATCATATAGCTCAGCATGATGCTCTTCTATAAAATCATCCCGAAGTGCTTGAATGTACTCGGGATTGTGATTGTTATCTTTTATCCATTTGTTTAACAATGGTGTGAGACTGTAAAAGTGGTGAAAGTCTAACTGCTCTGTTGCACCACAAATCTCACAAGAGGAACCCTTCTCATACTTAGATTTTGCCTTATCTCGTACATACTTTACAATGTCACGTTTTAACTTAGGCATTTTCCTCTGGTTCCTTTATTTTTCATTTAAAGAATTATATCTAGTTTAAGCTAACTTGTCAATAACTATTTTTAAGCTGGTATCATTAGAAGGATACATTTGAGATTTGAAATGAGTATAATCCGTACCGTAACGCATCTGCCATGTGAGATGCCATGTTGTGTTTAGGTTTTTCTTTCATTAGATTTGGATTTGGGTCCCACTGATATGCATCTAAACAACTTAATGATTGGGTGGCTTCTTGATCAACAAACAGTGTGTCGTTCTCAATAATTCCTGATACATGTCCAATTCCGTCAAGTACGGACTTCTTAGCGTTGATGGTGGAAATATCGTAGTTCTGCGCGAAATCAAAGCGTGTTTGTTGAGCGGCTGAATCAATATAAATGTAATCAATATCCCAGCGGTCAATGAGCTTTTGGATTTCGGCAGCGTGCTGTTCAGTAGTTCTTTCAGCATCGAAGTATTCGTCCACCAAATAGTATTGTTCTGAATCCCAATCATACGCAATAACGCACATTGCTGTTGGGTCTTTGTAGCCGACATCCAACCCCGCAAAAACATCCATTTTACTAGTATCGAGTTGAGAGAGGTCTTTGACTTGGGTTTCAAAGTTGAATTTCCAGATCTGTCCTTCATAAGTATTAAAATCGGCCTCGTACTCTTGTTTAAATTCTGCTTCTGACATTGACTTTCTTGCTTCGTCAATATCACTTTGACTCATTCTTGGGTTATCTTTGTAAGTTGCACGGATACTACACCATTCAGGGAAGTCGTCGGAGAATCCTCTATAGAAAAACTCAGAAAACCAGTTATTACGGCCACGGGGAGTAGATATAAATATGGCTTTAGAATTATCTTTATCAAGTGTAGGGCGAAGTGCAACATTAAAGGCATCCTTTCCATCCGCTAATGCGGCTTCGTCAAATATAATAAGGTCATAAGAACGACCTACGCAAGAATCTACTTGGTTTACAGAACCCATTCTTACTGCGGAACCGTTTGAAATTTCAATTACTTTGTCTTTTGCGTTATCTTTTGTAACTTCTAGATCAAAGTGCTTAATCAAGTTTCTTTGCAAATCAAAAGAGATCTGAGACAAGGAATAGTTGGGAGACATGATTAAGATATTGGAGCCTGGCACTAAAGACACGAGCTGTCCTATAATGTTGGCTATGTACGTTTTGCCTTGCCGACGGGAGACGGCGGCAGAGACAAAACGATATTTAGGGTTGTTAATCGCATTGATAATTGCTATCTGCGAAGGCAACGGTGTGATGTTCAGTAAATCCAAATAAGGATCAACTGGGAGTTTTAGAAACCTTGTCTCAGATCTATAATCAATTAACTCTTCCGAAAGTACATCTTTTCGACTTACTTCAACTGCCATATTAGTCTTCTTCTTTTACTAGTGTCCAAATACCGTAGCCTAACCCTACCCATGCTAGAAGTTTTGCTAAACCTCCAAGTAAAATTACTGAACCACAGATTCCAATAAGTACAATCCCATCCCAGGATGTACGTTGTTTTAATAGCTTACTTAGATACTTCAAGTTGTGTACCTCTTTTTTTATGTCCGTTCCATGCTACGAAACCTGCTAAACGTAGTGCATAGTATGCTAGATAGTTAAGGGCGTAAAAGCCATTTACTTCGATGCAAATGTCTCTAAAAAGACCATCCATATGTTTTTGGTCACGATAGCCAATATTGCTACCGTCTTTCTTCATAAGAGTAGCGTACTTATAACCGTAGTCATGTACTAAACCACCCATCAACAGAACTCCCACAGGCGACAGGAAGGTCGCAAGAAACTTGGGAACCGATGCGCCGTCAAACTGAAAGCCTGCAGGAATTTTATACGCTTGGTTATCAATCCAGTAGTGGAAATCTTCTGTAATTACCCACTGACGTGTGCCAGTAAGCCACATTAATATTGCGCCCCAGAAACCTTTACTTGCTGTCTTGATAGGTAGCGGTTGCATTTTAGGCATCGTAGTGTACTCAAAATTAATACGCTTTAGATCTGGTTTATCTAGTTTATTAATTATGTAGCTAACTGCAATTACTGCAATTACTACTGTCCACTGCCAAAATGTCACTGCTAAATCAATTATAAATTCCATTATTTTCTCCTAAAACTTTACTTTTCTTGGGCCAGGATAGTTTACTAAGTAATCTATATCAGGTACATAGTTCTCTGGCCATGTTATATCTGCATCTGTATTTGCATCGGGCGCTTCTGAATCTGCACAAACGGTTAGCTCTGGTAGTCTTTCGGTATGCAGCTTACCTTGACTCTCTAACTCGTCATAAGAACTTACTAAGGTAGAAAGCCACTCTTTCCAACCCCTGTCCTTTCCTCCGACATCTTTTGACTCCTCTACCACTCCATCAATTCTCATATCATAAACATAGGTAGGGTATCTATCAAAGAGATACTTCATTTCCAATCTTCCTTCCATATGTTCATGTTTATATAGGAAATAAAGTAATGTATCTTCTCCTACAACTAAAGCAGGATCGAATCTAAAACCTTTTACTGCTTTCTTTGAAAACATAACTATTCTGCAGTGGGTTTCCCATTTATTTATATATTTATAACAATGGTTTACCCATGAAGTATGGTCTGCATTTAATTCTGCGGAAAATCCATCATCCTCTCGTTCTTTTATTAGTTTACCGGCCATACCTTGTTCCCACCACTGAAAAGGTTTTAAGAAACATCTAAAACCAGCAGCTAATATATCTGCAGGGTTATTTCTATCTTTACAACCTACAAAAGGGTTATAAACTAGAGAAGGGTCTATAGAGACATTTACTCTATTATACCCTGTCTCTGCTACCATTCCATATTGATACTCTAAAGATAAAACATCTGGAGGCGATTCCATGCTCGCTATTTGCTTATATGTCCAGACTCCATGTCTTGTTAAAAAGTCATCTCCGTCTACTAACACTGCTAAGTCGTTATCGGAAGCCTCAAAAATATCTAAAAAAGAGTTTTTTCCTGTAGAGGCTGTTCCATCGCTTGTGGTAGCAGAAAACGTTATATTTTCTGCTTCGCAGTATTGTCTAGCCTCTTGCTCAAACTCTGTATCTTGGGTATTAATTACAACATGCACATCTTCTTTAGGTATATAAGAAAAATGCCTTTTTAAAGCATTAATATTTCTAGTGCAAAGTATATAAAATTTTAAAGTATTCATATTAATCTACAGGTAGAGTGGGCCATACAACACTGTTTGGAAAAGTTTCTTGCTCAGTAATATCTCTCAATGCCTGTCTATAGTTTTGCATAGCAGTGGGCAAGGTTCTATCGGATAGTGCATAAACATCGGTAGCTTGAAGTAACGCAATTCTTTTTTGTTTTATATTTAAACCTTTTTCAGTAGGTGTTAAAGCTACTACATTGTATGTGTGTGTAATTGTTGTCTCACTTTCTACAGTAGTTGGTTCTAATTTTTGGGTAGCACTATTATATTCTGGCATTGCTTCAAATACTGATTCTTTAACACTTCCAGAATTATTCGGTAAAACTACCTCATCCACGGAAATTTCTTGATGTTCCCAGAAATGTGATGCTGCATAGGAATGCTCTTTAACTACTTCTTCAATTTCGGACTCGCTGGGACTAGTTGAAGAAAATAAAGCGTAGGAACTAAAATCCTGCTTTCCTTCTTTGGAGTAGGTGATTTTTACTTCTCTCTCTACTCCTGTATTGGGCTCAATATTATATGTTATCATGTCTATATCCTTTATGTAAACTTTACAGCAACCATCTTCGAATAGGAAGTCTGCAATCTTGCTGTCTTTATAAGATTAAATACCTCGTAAATACTTCCACTTTGAGTTTTATCAGAGCTATCCCAAGTCCACTGCATAGGGCTGGAGGGAGCTGCACCTCCATGATCTTGTACCTCTGAAAAATAAGTTGCATTTACTCTATTTAAGGAGGCGGTACTTGTAGATGTATGTACTCCTGCTCTCCCCTTAACTGTCATTGTTGTAAATCCTGCATTACTTGCATAGTTTGCGTTGATATTGCTGGAAACAGATAAAGTTACTCTATAAAAATTACCGTACTCTATGACATGGAGGCCATTCATCTTATAGTTCGTTATTATTCGAGTTTGTCTTGTCGCACTTCCATAGTTAACAGGATCATAATACGAACCATCTTCTGGGGTGTAAAAATTCTGAGCGGAACCAGTACCAAATCCATAACCTACAGTATCAGGGTTAAAAGTAGTATCTGTTCGAGTCCCTACATTTATTCTTGAAGTTCTTACAGACGCCCCGTAGAAATCACTCATGGTCACAGGATGACTGGATTGGCTGGAGTAATTAAAATTAGTAAACCAATCAAAGAATTTTGCTCCAAACAAGGTTGCTCCAAAGCCACTGGTTCTATACAGAGTATTACTACTAAACTCTTCCCAAATATCGTCAAGTCCTATTGGGCCACTAGTTTGTAACGTCATTACTTCTTACCTGCAAGCGCTTCCTTACCATAAAAGGCTGCTACTATTGCTGCTACAGAAACAAAATAGGTCGGAGCCATGTCTCCTAAAGTTTTGGACGCATTGTCCAGACCTATTAGCTCTGCAACCACTACTGCGAAGGGGTATAGTAACATCCCACCTAAAGCAAACCATGCCATATTCCGTTGAGCATCTCGCATTGCGTCAGCGTCTTCCATTTCTTTACGCTTGAACTCTAAATGAAGTTCTAGCTCTTCTTGGGAAATATGACCATCGCCGTTTAGATCAGCGCCCTCTAAGCCTTCTACAGTTTTAGTTTCGTTACTCATTATACCTCCATATAGAAGTGTATTGAACTAGTTCCATCGGCAACATTTGTTGCATGACCTAGTTTAGTATTAGCGTCAGTTCCAAGTATTGCAGGGCTAGTACCAAAGCTGCCTTTACATATATAGTAGAAAGGTACATTTGGAAAGTTTGCTGTAACTATTTCTGATGTCTCATGTGATAAACTATCTAAAAGAAAGAAGTTTGTACCATCTATACTTCCATATAGCTTTAATGCTTTATTCACGTCCGCGATACCCCCGGAAAGAAATTGATACGAGATAAGAGAAGGAACTTCCTTATCGTTATCGGTTATTTGATGTCTAATATCGATTTTTGTATTAACAGGAAGTTTTATTACTTGACTAGTCACGTTTTTGTCTCCTATGTGGTAAGATTACCACTTAACCTTGTCGGCCCAGTATGCGGCGGACATTTTTCCTTTTGCGATATTCCTTCTATGTCTTGCTTTAAAGGATGCGCGTTTCTTTTTCATTCGTTCTGATTCGCCGGCCTTCGGCTTCCCTGCCGTTTTAGCTCCCTGCTGACCGAAACGAATAGTTTTAATTTTGTTACCTACTTTAGCCACTACAATATGTGACTTTTTAGGATGATTGGGAGTTCGGCGAGGTTTATTAAAACCTTTTACTCTTGCTCGTTTTAAACGGGAATCTGGTTTTTTTCTACCTTTTTTTCTTGCCACGTTTGCCTAACCTCATTCTCTGAGCTAACAGAGACTTAGGGACTTTCTTCCCTTCTCTATAAAGTTTTGCAATGCGTTTAATCACATTTGCAAGTTGAGTTCTTTTAGTACCTTTTGTACCACTTAAATACTTCTTTGGTACTTTAGATTTTTTATCTTTAGGTACTTTACGCTTACTTTTTCTTGGCACGGCGTTTTCTCTTCAAATCGTTGTCTTGGGGGTGTCCTCCTCGCATAAACGAGTTTACTCTACCAAACGCCCACTGAGACATTGATGTACCTGGACGAGAACCTGACGACAAATATGCGCCTTGTCCACGACGATAAACTTTTGCTAGCTGTCCGTAAGTATATCTTTTACTCTTTTTTGCTTTTGCTCTAAGAGTTTTCTTTACTGACTCCGATAAAGGACGTGCTGTACGACGTCTTGTAGTTTTTCTTTTAGTAGTTGCTTTTCGCTTTCTTTTTACGGCCATTGCGTTTTCTCTTCATAGCATTCTCATATGCTTTATGAGTGCTGCCTGCCATGTAGATCTTACTTTTTCCTCTACCGTGCGAGTGAATACCTTTTAAGCCCAGACGTTTAGCTGCTTTCTTAGCTGCCATTTTAGACTTGTACTTCATTAGTAGCCCCTACGTTTTTTACCTTTTTTAGGTTTTTTCTTTTTTGGTTTGCTATGATATGGCATTGTTTACCCCAATTGGGTGATCAATGTAATAATGACCCCCGCTAGGAACATGATAACTGTTCCGCCTATACTAACCATACGAGTCTCTATTCTATTAAGAGAAGTTTCTACGTCTTCCAAACGCTGGAAACAAGTCTTCCAACGCTCTTCGCATTGTATTTCATGAGCAAAGAGACCTTTCTCAAGATCTGCCACTTTTTCATTCGTTTCCATCTTTAAGAAGTTTCTCCATCAGCTTACCATAATTACCTTGACCAAACGGAACAGCTTCATTAATCTGTACATTAGTTTGGTTTTTGATATTTCCGCTCTCGGCTTTTGCTAAGTCTGCTTGCGCTTTAATTTCATCCATACGCATTTTATGAGCCATTTGCAATAAGTCTGCTAGATCCTTGCTAGAGTATACGCCCGATTCCTCTGCCTCTTCTAATTTAGCAGCGATCATATTATCTAGTAAAGATCCAATGTTATTCTTATTACGATACCCTAAGTCTAAGTAAACAGTATCAATATACTTTTTCACTTCACGCTTATTTAGTACTTCTACTACCTGTGTTTCTGGTACTTGAAGATAATCACACACTCCACGTATGTTACCGAACTGTAAATAACTATTTGCTATCTCCAGCCCTTCAGGTGAAATTGTAGTGAGTTCTTTTGCCATGTATCGTATTATACTAAGTTAGGGTTGTATTGTCAACACTTATTTTTCACAGGTCTAGTCTGCAAGCGGGTTATCAAGTGCTTTTTGTAGTTTATCGCTAAATCGTTTTTCTAATTCTTTTAAATCTCTAGCATTATCAGACATTAACGAGTCTCGTCTTGTTTCAAAGCGTTCACTTGCTTTGTCTATCATATCTCGTACTTTTTCTTCCATGTTTCGAGTTTTATCTTCTACGCGATCTGCTTGTTTTTCAATACTAAGAATATCGTCTCGTAGTCCCGATTTAATGTCTCGTGTGTATTCAATCGCATCATCTAATTTTTGAATTATCTGCACATTCTTTGCGTCTATAGCATCTACATCGATATTTTGTACAATTTCTTTCATATCCATATAATCTTTGTAAAACTCGAAGGCAGCCCAGCTAGCACCGCCTAGTGTAGAGAGGGCTGTCAGTATTACCGCCATCTTTCCACCTTTAAATGTCATTCCTGCAATTTCAAATTCTGCCATTTTTTAATTTTCCTCAACATCATCTGTAAATTGAAGCTTACGTAATTGCATAACCTCACGCTGTAGCTTCTCTACTTCTAGACGTTTCTTTGTTAGTTCCAACTGATACAGAGTGTTACAGTTGATACGTTCTTTTGGTCCACCGATAGGAATATTAATGCGTGCGTATACTCCTACGTCTCGATATTCTTGATCTTGTACTTCTTGAATTTGAGTAGTAAAAGGGGTATCACCTTGCTCAATAATACCAACTACTCCAAACTCGAAATTCGTAGAGGAACCTATAGCATTCTGACAATCAACGTTGCCTGATCTAATTTTATCTTGAGCATGGGTTTGATTCGACTGAGGGATGTTCAGATTCAGTGATCCTTGTCCCCATGTCGAACTACTTACCAGTAGTGCTAATAAAACTATCTTTTTCACGCTTGCCTCTTATTTTATTTTTGAACAAATCCTTGATGCGAGTAGTGTTGGTGCACTCTTACCTTTCAGGATTTTCGATTTAGTGCAAATATAGTGTGCTTTTTCTTGATCTTTTGTTCGAACATAGACCTCTATATCTTTATGGTCTAGATAGTCCATTTGTATGATTTTGCTTTCCGTAGCAAATTTAACAGGCTTCCAGTCTTTATCATATACTGAAACTGAATAATAGTTGATGTCCTTTCGACTATTAAATAGATGCATCTCTGCTTTAAGAACTCCTGACATATAGGATGTTTTTAGCTCAGGATAAGTGGGAGTTAACTCATGACTCCAAACGAAGCCATGAGTTAACACACCAAGTAATACAACCCAGAATCGCATTACAGTGCAATACACTCCGCAGTTACAGTTGCTTGATAGTCTCCGCCAGGGAAGGATTTATCATAACCATAGTCTGCAGATGAAGTAATATCAAACCAAACGCTACCTTGCACATCTAAGTCATACTCAGTAGTGTTATTATACTCTACTTTGTTTGTCTCAAATGATGCCATTGACTCGTCAGAAGTTTGACTTACTGTTACACTGCCTGTCCAATTTACAACGTCATTCAAAGAAGGACTGCTTGTAAACTCATCAGGATAACTAATTTTGGCTTTGTAAAGCTCTGCGCTAATAATATCGTAACGAACTACAGGTACAACTCCACCATCTGAAGGGTCAGTGCTTAGTAGATTTGCAGAAGGGTTACCATAAACGCCAGGAGTATCTACATTGATTACGCACTTTGATGCTACTGAACCTGTAATAGGAACGTTTGCAAAAGCTGCGCTAGAAAGTAGAAGTCCGGCTGCTAACAAAGATTTCTTCATAGTATATCTCTTAAGTGCCGAAGCACTCTTGATAATCAATTATCATATTGTGATTGTATCATTTCTTCATGCAGTTTTTGTTGAGTGTAGTTCACTCGTCTTCCCTCTTTGTTGTCTGGCAACTCTGCATCAATCAGTTGCAAGGCATCTTCATATGTTCCGCCATCAATGACATT